ACTTATGTGATGAGTATCATTTACGATATGGTAAAATCCATTCGTGCTATAATCCTCTTGTACACGCCTACTATATCTTTCCTAAGGGTAAGATCACTGACGTGACTCCATTCGCCCGTGCTATGCCCGAAGAATGGAAATATGATGATAGCATTGATACATTCACTGCTTATAAAATGTACATTGCTTCAAAACCCTGGGTAGCAGACAACTATCTGCGTATGCCTGAGCGTAAACCTGATTGGATTTGATTATGCGTAGTGACTTTCTTTGGGTCGAGAAGTATCGACCCAAAACAATTGAAGATTGTATTCTTCCAGCCGACATCAAAAAGACCTTTGAGGATTTTCTAGAGAAGGGTGAGATCCCCAATCTCCTTCTTTCTGGTCCTGCTGGTGTAGGCAAAACCACTGTTGCCCGTGCTCTGTGTGAGCAACTGGGCTGTGATTATATTATTATCAACGGATCAGATGAAGGACGATTTCTGGACACTGTGCGGAACCAAGCAAAGAACTTTGCTTCGACCGTCTCACTTCAAGCACTTGATGCAAAGCACAAAGTCATCATTATTGACGAAGCTGACAACACGACCCACGATGTACAACTCCTCCTACGGGCAAATATTGAGGCGTTTTATAACAACTGCCGCTTCATCTTTACCTGTAACTTCAAAAACAAAATTATCGAACCTCTCCACTCCCGATGCGCGGTGGTCGAGTTCGGAATTCCAAACAAGCAAAAACCAACAATCGCAGGAAAGTTTTTCAACCGTATCAGGACTATACTTGAGGCGGAAAATATTCAATACGATGAAAAGGTTCTTGCAGAACTGATTAACAAACACTTCCCAGATTGGCGTCGCGTTCTGAATGAGTTGCAGCGTTACTCTGTCGGGGGTAATATAGATAGTGCTATCCTTGCATCGTTTAGTGATGTATCAGTTCAAGAACTGGTTAAGAAACTTAAGGAGAAAGATTTCCAGGAGGTCCGTAAATGGGTCGTCAATAATCTGGACAATGATCCTAGTGTATTATTGCGTCGTGTTTACGATGCTCTTCTTAGCGCCCTTGAGGGTCCTAGCATTGCTGCTGCTGTGCTCATTGTTGCTAAGTATCAGTATCAGATCGCATTTGTTGCCGATCAGGAAATCAACCTTCTGGCAGCGATGACTGAAATTATGGTGGAGTGTGAATTCAAATGATCAGTCAAAAAGAACTTAAGCACCATCGACTCCAAGCGTGGTTGCGCGAAAATAAATGTGATGAGATTGAATATCTTGGAGAAAAGGACGGTGATTATTGGTATCGCATTGGTCCTCACGAAATCACCTCAGATCAATTTGAAGACATTGAATTTGTTGGGATGGTAGATCAATGAAAAAGAAACAATTGCATCAAGTAAAAACCAGAATGTATTATTATTTCTGGGGAGTTTGTACCGTTACCGTATTTGCGGGACAACTGTATGTCGGTGCTGGGTATCGTGTGATGGCAGATAGTGTGAATCTTCTCACACATACTCTGGTTGGAGAACTTGTAAGTACAGAAGGAAAAAAAGATGGGCTTGTTGATTATCGATAAACATAAGTTGGTAGATCCCAAAGTCAAAACTACACCCGAACTTGTTGATGAAGCAAATTGGGCACTGTTTCGTGCTAAAATGACTCTACCTGCTGCCGCAAAACATTGTGGTATGACACAGAAAGAAATGAAGATGACTTTCTGGGAATTCCTAAAGTATCATCCTGCTGATTATGAAGTCTCTTAAAACCCCATTACGTTATCCTGGTGGCAAGTCCCGTGCCTGCGTCAAACTTGAAACGTATCTACCAGATCTCAGAGACTACAAAGAGTTTCGTGAACCATTTCTGGGTGGTGGTAGCGTTGCTATTCACATCACTAAGAAGTATCCTCACTTAAAGATCTGGGTCAACGACTTATATGAACCTCTGGTCAACTTCTGGCAACAACTGCAGATCTTTGGACCAGATCTTCAAAGGAAACTTGTAGAACTGAAGTCACGTTATCCTGATCGTGGTTCTGCAAAAGGTTTATTTCTTGAAGCAAAACAACTGGTGAATGATTATGATCAATCCAATCTATCTCGTGCTGTTAGTTTTTACATTATTAACAAGTGCTCTTTTTCTGGTCTCACTGAGTCCTCATCCTTTAGTGCCCAGGCATCTGACAGTAACTTCTCAATGCGAGGAATCGAGAAACTAACAGGGTATTCCAAAATCATCGAGCATTGGAACATTACTAACTACTCTTATGATTATCTGATGGATGGAGAGTCCAATACTTTTCTGTACTTAGATCCTCCTTATGACATCAAAGATAATCTCTATGGAAAGAGTGGCGCAATGCACAAAAGATTTGATCACGATAAGTTTGCTCTCGATTGTGACAAGTGTCCAATGCCACAACTGATCAGTTATAATTCCGACCAACTTGTTCGTGATCGATTCAAGAATTGGAATGCTGGTGAGTTTGACCTAACTTATACAATGAGATCTGTTGGTGACTATATGCGCGAACAGAAAGAACGAAAAGAACTGGTGCTTTTTAATTATGGAACTAAAGGATTGGTTGAACTCGATTAACTTCAATAAGGAGGATTTGACTGGGGAGATCAGTTCTTACCCTCCTTACATTGTCAATCGTTGTCTATCTGGACATCTGGATTGTATCCTCTTTGTCAATGAGATGAATATGAATCATCATCTGGACAAAGATATGCAATATAAATTTTTGCTAAATAGTCTGAGGAAGAGGAAGAGATTCTCTCCTTGGCTTAAAAAGGAAAAGATCAAAGATCTTGAATGTGTCAAATCTTACTATGGTTATAGTAATGAAAAAGCACTCCAGGCTTTGAAAATTCTAAATAAAGAACAGATCGATTTTATTAGACAGCGACTTGATTTTGGAGGCACACGATGACCGCACCCCATACCATTCAAGAACCTGAGGTTGCTTGGTCTCAGGATCAGATGATCGAAGTATCCTTGAATGAACCAGACGACTTCCTGAAGGTTAGAGAGACACTGACTCGCATTGGTGTTGCCTCTCGTAAGGAAAAGAAACTATACCAATCCTGCCACATTCTGCATAAGCAGGGACGCTATTACATTGTTCACTTCAAGGAACTGTTTGCCCTAGATGGTAAACACGCTAACCTGACTGTGAATGACGTTCAGCGTCGTAATCGGATTACTCAACTTCTCTGCGATTGGGGTCTGATTACTGTGGTCAATCCAGAAAAGGTAGATGGAATTGCTCCTCTCAACCAGATTAAAGTTCTGGCATACAAAGAGAAGCACGAGTGGACTTTAGAAACCAAATATAATATTGGTAAGAAAAAGAAAACCGAAACAACCTAAATAAATACGTCGCTCTTTCGTGCGCGACACGCTACATCGGAATATACGCTACCAAAAGGGGGGTTAACCACACCCCTCTTTTTATGTCTTCTCTTATAATTAGTAGTGGATGCCGTCAGGGTCCACAAAACACAAACTCGCTTTTAAAGGAGCTACCATAATGACTAACATCACTAGGTATAGTGCGTCAGATCTTCCTGCTTTGATGGAGAGGATCAATAAATATAGTATCGGAATGGACGAATACTTTGATCGTCTATTCAATCTTCACGAAACCACAACTAACTATCCACCCTATAATCTAATCCAAGTAAATAATGTGGAATCTCGTTTAGAGATTGCACTCGCAGGATTTAAGAAGAAGGAGGTCTATGTTTTCACGGAGTATGGAAAACTTTTTGTCGAAGGACAAAAAGAAGATACTGAATCGGACAAGACGTTTGTCCACAAGGGATTGGCTCAAAGAAGTTTTAAACGAGTCTGGACTTTATCCGACGACACAGAAGTCAGAGAAGTCACGTTTGAAGACGGACTCCTGGTTATCAGACTTGGAAAGATAGTTCCAGAACATCACGCCCGTAAAGATTATCTCTAAATAATATTGAATATCGTCGGCGCTATGCCACGGGAGGTAACTGGCCAAATCCAGTTGACACCTCCCCTTTTTATTGCTAGAATTTAAGGAGTTAAGTACCTGCTATGCCTATCAAGATGGTTCTCCTGAAGTCGGGAGAAGATGTTATTGCTGATGTAAAAGAACTTAAGTATGGTGAGAAGGTAATTGGATATCGTTTGGATCGTCCTGTAACAGTTGATCTGTCGTCTCCAGATGAACTCTATACTGAGATTACTGAGACTCAAGTACACTTTGCCCCTTGGTGTCCTCTCTCTGCTGATAGGGAGATCCCCATTCCTACTGACTGGGTTATCAGTATTGTGAATCCGATTCAGCAAATCATTGATCAATATAATGCTGGTCTCTCTGGTGTTGGAAAGGCACCTGAAGGATATATTATGGATGAGAATGAACTCGATACTGATCTAGAGAATGAAGAGGATATGATTGATCCCAACGAGGAGGGTGTTGAAGAGGGTGACGCATTTGATGACGAATCGTCAGGATACTTTGACCCAGACATTCTGCAGGGTTATACTGATGAAAACGGCAATCCAGTGGATCTTGTGCCAGAGGAAATCTCTATTGCTCCTGATGAAGTAGGAGATGCTGCTTGGGATGAAGCAGAGGAGCAGCAATGATTCAGGTCATTCTTCTAAATGGTAAGATGATCATTGCCACTCTTCAAGAGACTGGTGGTGACATTGGGGAACCAGATTGTCTTCTCAAAGAACCATACGAAATCATTTATGGTCTAGAGGGTGATGTAACTGTTCGACCTTGGTTGTGTGAATACACAACTCAGAATGAAATGAAGATTCACTCTGATAAGATTACTACTATTGTTGAACCCAACAGCAAAGTCCTTCGCGCCTATCTTTCCTGCCTTAACTAATGAAATTTTATACTAATGTTCAACTAGTCGGTAACCAGTTCCTCGTTCGTGGTTATGACAATGGAGAACATTTTATGCATCGTGAAGAGTATCGCCCTACTCTTTTTGTGAACTCTAGAAAGAAAACTGAATACAAAACTCTTGACGGTGACTACGTTGAACCTATCCAACCAGGGTATGTTCGTGACTGCCGAGAGTTTTATAAAAAATATGAAGGAGTAGAGGGATTCAAGATCTACGGCAATGAGAGATATATCTATCAGTATATCTCTGACAAGTATCCACAGAACGAGATCAAGTTTGATATCTCAAAAATCAAACTGTATACGATTGACATCGAGACTACAGCAGAATATGGTTTCCCCGATGTAAATGATCCGCAAGAACAACTGCTAACGATCACAGTTCAAGAAGCATCGACCAAGAAGATCATTACTTGGGGAACTAAACCATATCATTCTACTCGCCAAAACTTTGAATACAAGTATTGTTCATCTGAGTATGAACTCTGTCTGAGTTTCATTCAGTGGTGGATGGATGACACCCCAGAGGTCATTACTGGATGGAACATTCAACTATTCGATATCCCGTACATTGCTGGTCGCTTGAACCGTGTGTTGGGAGAGAAGTTGATGAAGCGTCTTTCTCCCTGGGGATTGGTTACAGAAAATGAACAGTATATCAAAGGAAGGAAGTTCAAGACCATAGATATTGGTGGAGTAACACAACTCGATTATCTTGATTTGTATAAGAAGTTTACTTATACCAATCAGGAATCATATCGACTTGATCACATTGCTAATGTAGAGTTGGGTCAGAAGAAACTGGACCACTCTGAATTTGATACTTTTAAAGACTTCTACAATGGAAATTGGAAGAAGTTTGTTGACTACAACATCATTGACGTGGAACTTGTTGACCGTCTGGAAGACAAGATGAAACTGATTGAGTTAGCAATCACGATGGCATATGATGCCAAGGTCAACTATGTTGATGTGTTTTATCAAGTCCGTATGTGGGACACCATTATCTTCAACTATCTGAAAAAGAAGAAGATTGTTATTCCTCAAAAAGAATCTTCACATAAGGATGATAAGTATGCAGGCGCATATGTTAAAGAACCGATTCCTGGGGTTTATGATTGGGTGGTTAGTTTTGATCTCAATTCCCTGTACCCTCATCTTATTATGCAGTACAACATCTCCCCAGAGACCCTACTTGAGGAACGCCATCCCACTGCATCTGTTGAAAGGATCCTGAACGAACAGATCACCTTTGAGATGTACAAGGACAATGCGATCTGTGCTAACGGTGCAATGTACCGTAAGGATGTTCGTGGGTTTCTTCCTGAACTGATGGATAGGATCTATAAAGATCGCACAGTTTACAAGAAGAAGATGCTTGCTGCTAAACAAGCATATGAAAAAACTCCAACAGAAGATCTCAAAAAGGAAATCGCAAGATGTAACAATATTCAGATGGCTCGTAAGATTCAGCTCAACTCTGCTTATGGCGCTATCGGTAACCAGTATTTTAGATATTACAAACTTGCAAACGCAGAAGCAATTACACTCTCTGGTCAGGTCTCTATCCGCTGGATTGAGAACAAGATGAATGCTTATCTAAATAAGGTCTTGTCTACGGAAGATGTTGATTATGTCATTGCATCTGACACTGATTCAATCTACCTTAATCTTGGACCTCTTGTTACTAAATTCTTTAGTGATAAGTCTGGCGATAAAACAAAGGTTGTTCAATTACTTGATAAGATCTGCCAAGATAAGTTGGAACCATTCATCGAACAGTCTTATCAGAAACTTGCGGATTACGTTTCGGCATATGAACAAAAGATGCAAATGAAGCGTGAGAATATTGCTGAGCGTGGTATCTGGACTGCGAAGAAGCGTTATATTCTCAACGTATGGAACAGTGAGGGTGTTCAATACAATGAACCCAAACTGAAGATTATGGGTCTTGAAGCAGTGAAGTCTTCTACACCATCTCCTTGTAGGACGATGATTAAGGATGCAATCAAGATCATTATGAATGGTACTGAAGATGACGTGATTAAATATATTGAGGAGTCTAGAACAAAGTTCAAGCAACTTGCTCCCGAGGAAGTTGCATTTCCACGTTCCGTCTCTGATGTTGATAAGTATCGTTCATCCCATACAGTGTATGAAAAGGGTACGCCAATTCACGTTCGTGGTGCTTTGCTCTACAACCATTATGTAAAACAAAGTAAGTTAGAGAACAAGTATTCTTATATCCAAAATGGAGAAAAGATCAAGTTTCTATATCTAACAAAACCAAATCCCATCCACGAAAACGTGATATCATTTATTCAAGACTTCCCACACGAACTCAATCTGAGACAGTACGTTGATTACAACTTACAGTTTGAGAAATCTTTCTTGGATCCTCTTAAATCCATTCTTGATTCTATTGGTTGGAGTGTGGAAAAAACAGTTTCTTTGGAGAGTTTCTTCCTATGAAAGACCAAAATTCGATCGATGATACAGAATCAAAGCAGGACAAATGGAACCGAGGGTTGGATTTGTTCATAGAGAGTGTCCATAAACCAGACTCAGAACTTAGGCAGTGTGCTCACAACCAGAAGTGCTATACTGAACTAATGGACGTTCGCACCAATGTTCTAGAATACCTGAAAACTTTGCGCTGGAATTAATGTCAAGAATTGTATTAGTAACTGGTGGATTTGATCCTATTCATAGTGGTCACATTGAATACTTCAAATCTGCCAAAGAACTGGGAGACACACTTGTTGTGGGTGTAAACTCTGATGAGTGGTTGACTAGAAAAAAGGGTCATCCGTTTATGCCCTGGAAAGAACGAGCAAACATCGTTTACCATCTTGAAATGGTAGACGATGTTATTATGTTTGATGATAGTGACAACTCTGCTTGCGGAGCAATTGCTGTTGCCAAACTTATGTTTGAACCAGACTCACTTGTCTTTGCCAATGGCGGAGACAGAACAAGAGGAAATATTCCAGAGATTGATCGCTATGGGGATGATCCTGTGGTAGAATTTGTCTTTGGGGTCGGCGGAGAGAACAAACTGAATAGCAGCAGTTGGATTCTCAATGACTTCTACAAGAAAAAAACTAAACTGATTGCAAAATGATGGACTTCTTAAAAGACATTGTGAAGGAGATTGGCGACGAGTATACCTCTGTCGCTTCAGAAATCGACGAGACCGAAACTTATGTTGACACAGGTTCGTACATTTTTAATGCACTGGTTTCAGGTAGTGTATTTGGCGGTGTATCTGGCAATAAGATTACTGCCATTGCTGGTGAGTCTTCTACTGGTAAGACTTTCTTCAGCCTCGCTGTCGTTAAAAATTTTCTTGATACTAATCCTGATGGGTACTGTCTATACTTTGACACAGAAGCAGCAGTTAACAAGTCACTTCTAGAAAGTCGTGGTATTGACCTAAATAGGCTTGTAGTTGTCAATGTCGTTACGGTAGAAGAATTCCGTAGCAAGGCACTGAAAGCAGTAGACATATACTTAAAAAAACCTGAAGACGAACGCAAACCCTGTATGTTCGTGTTAGACTCCTTAGGAATGCTTTCTACTGAAAAGGAGATTACTGACGCACTGAACGATAAACAGGTTCGTGATATGACCAAATCTCAACTGGTCAAGGGTGCTTTCAGAATGTTGACTTTGAAGTTGGGACAAGCAAACATTCCAATGATTGTTACCAATCACACCTACGATGTCATCGGTTCTTACGTTCCTACTAAAGAGATGGGCGGAGGCAGCGGTCTTAAGTACGCCGCTTCTACTATCATTTATCTTAGCAAGAAGAAAGAAAAGGATGGAACGGAAGTCGTTGGAAATGTTATCAAAGCAAAGACTGCTAAGTCGCGTCTAAGCAAGGAGAACAAAGAAGTTGAGATCCGACTCTATTATGATGAGCGTGGTCTGGACAAATACTATGGTCTGCTAGAATTGGGTGAGCGAGCAGGAATGTGGAAGAATGTTGCTGGTCGCTATGAAATGGATGGCAAGAAAGTCTATGCCAAACAGATTCTCAAGGAACCTGAAGTGTACTTTACTGAGGAAGTGATGCAACAACTTAATGATGCAGCAAAGCGGGAGTTCTCTTATGGAGAGGGTTGAGGTTCTTATCCTTAGGAATCTCATCCATAATGAAGAATATGCCCGCAAGGTAATTCCGTTCATCAAGAAAGAATATTTTGAGGAAGAGTCTCAGAAGATTCTTTACGGTGAGATCTCTGGTTTTATTAGTAACTACAATAAACTTCCTACCAAGGAAATATTGCAGATTGAGATTGAGAACCTAACGGATCTTACTCAAGAAACCTACAAGCAAGTATCCCAGACAATTGATATACTTGATGATCAATCCTCCAACGAAGAGTGGTTGATCGACACTACCGAGAAATGGTGCCGCGACCGTGCCATCTATCTGGCACTTATGGAGTCAATTCAGCTTGCTGATGGGAAAGACTCTACACAAAATCGTGATGCTATCCCAGACATTCTAAAGAATGCTCTGGCAGTATCATTTGATAACCACGTTGGACACGATTACTTACTCGATTATGAAGACCGCTATCAGTTCTATCATCAGAAGGAAGAAAAGATCCCGTTCGATCTTGAATACTTCAACAAAATTACGAAAGGTGGTCTCCCTAATAAGACTCTCAACATCGCTCTTGCTGGTACAGGCGTCGGCAAATCTTTATTCATGTGCCACCTTGCTAGCTCCGTCCTCCTGCAGGGGAAGAATGTTCTCTACATCACTCTTGAAATGGCGGAGGAGCGAATTGCTGAGCGAATTGACGCGAACTTATTGAATCTAAACATTCAAGAGATTGCAGACCTCCCTAAAGCAATCTTTGATACCAAAGTAAATAACCTTGCTAAAAAGACACAAGGTTCTCTTATAATTAAAGAGTATCCAACAGCGTCTGCTCACGCTGGTCATTTCCGTGCCCTCCTTAACGAACTTTCTCTTAAGAAGTCATTTAGACCTGACATTATTTTTATTGATTACCTCAATATATGTGCTTCCTCTAGGTATCGCGGAGGCAGCAATGTCAATTCATATACGGTTATCAAAGCTATTGCTGAGGAACTTAGAGG